ACCTCCTCCCGGCCGGTGTTGATTGCCGCATCCAGGCGCTTGTTCTCTTCTTCTTCCCGCCTGCGCCGCTCTTCCTCCCGCCTGACCCGCTCTTGCTCTGTCAGGTAATCTGACATCTGCTTTTTTACAAGGCGCTCAGCTTTTGCAAGTGGGGACCTGAAGCGGTCTATCTCAATTACGACAGCTTTTCTCTTTTCCTCTGCTGCGCGCTTTAAGTCCTGCGCCTCTTTCAGCGCGGGATCAAAGTGTTCCTCCACCAACTTGACCGTTTGTTTGCAGGCGACAAGGAGCCGGTTCGCTTCATCGAGTGAGCCCTGATCCCTGACCGTGACCGACTGGAGATTGGCGACGACTGATTCAACTGTTTTTTGGAGATCTTTCTTTTCTGTCATTCCGCCGCCACCTCATAGTCTCCGTCGATGGTGTCGAGGTTCAGCTCCGGGTCGTCGGGATTGATCCGGTAAGCGCGGTTGTCGGCGCTTGCGGCGGTGGCGATCTCTACAGACTTGGGGGCGTAGCGTAGCAGGTCGATCATCACGGTTTTGCACGCCATCTGATCGAAGTTCGTCTGCCAGGGGCCAGAGGCGAAAGACTTGCTGTACTGCTTTGCGTGCTTCTCGACCTTATCCCGAGACCACACACGGAAATCATAACCGCCGTTAGTCAGCTCATACTGAGCGTAGAAAAACACGGTATTCCCGGTCGGGGTTTTCGATGGGTCGTGGATGAGCTTCGGATTCAAGCCGTATGAGTATTCAAACGTGTCCGCCTCATCCACTGCCATGGCAGTCAGCCTCCGGTACTGCCCGGTTCGGTGCGCAAGGTCAACGATCCCCTTGTACCCCATCTGAAACTGAGCATCTACGCGGCCGAGCTTCCGGTTCTCATACGGGATTATGTAGCACTGCCCGAGGGGTGTATTCGGTTCGAGTCCGAGCTGCGCCGCCTGCATGATTGACCACATGAGAGAGAGCGCGTCAGCCTGTCCGAGCTTCGGGTTGTTCCTGACGGCGGTCAGGGCGACGCGGGCAAGTCTCTCGGTTGTGACATGCTTCGGGAGCGCCTTCTCGAGCTGTGGCTTGAGCCTTTCGATCATTGCGCCGATACTGTCGCTTTTTTTCGCGACAGACTGCGGCTTGCTGTTCGTGGTGGCGGTATTTTTTCCGGCCTCTTGTGTTCCGTCTGCTTTCATGTTTTCTCCTTAAATGATCTTCACGGACATACGTCCGCTCTCTGTTAATCCGACCCGGTGGTGATCTGTGACCCCATACCGTGACCGGCCCATAGCCTGGATTATCTTTTGCTTGACCTTCTCGCGTTCGTCGGTCCGGTCGTCAATCTCAACCTTGAGATCGATGTACCGGAGGATGTCGTTCTCATACCCTGAGAGGTCGATTGTGGTATCATCCGAGAAAGCCCGCTCCTGCATGAGAGCGTCATAGTCGGCATCCGATCCACCAGGGAGTGGGAAGTAAAGCGGGTCGTTCATCTGGATGATTTCCCACAGGTCAGCCTCGGCGGCGTTCAGACGTGAGATAAACTCATCGTTCCGGGTGACGATTCTCAGCACGCGGATATTTCCGATGAGTCCGAAAGTCCACCATTCATCAAGGCCGGTCCCTGCCATGTAGTGCTGATCTTGGCAGTAGTAGGGGTCAGGTAATTCGTCCCCATCTTTCCCGCCCCAGTTCTTCAGCTGGTAGGATGATCCGGTCTTGATCTCAAGACCGACGGTTCTGGCCTTCGGCTCCATCTTCATCCCGTCCGCTCCGAGTGATAGTTCTGCCCGGTCGCATATGTTCAGGAATCCATCAGGATTGATAATCTGCCACGGTCTCTCTATATTTCTGTACATGTGAGTCGGGTCCATTACCTGTACTTCGATTCCGAACTGATCCCTGACGAACGGCGCTACCATCTCCCGGCGGATAAACGATTCAAGGATGTTTCCGACCTGGATTACTTCTTTGTCCGAGATATCCGGGGGCGTGTATCTCCCGGTCTTTTCCATGCAGACTGTCAGGGGTGAGCCGTAATCCGACATCCCCATGCAGGCGGCGGCGTCTGATCCTCCGATACCTTGCCGCCGGAGGGCAAGCCAATCCTCATGGGAAAGATCTGCGTAGGCTGCGATGGGGGTGCATTCGGGGAGGTTAATCATTTTCCTGCTTTCCATTCTTCACATGGTTAACAGGAACGAACCCTCTCTTTTTGTTAAAACGTGAACGAGCTATAGCATTCTTAACCGTTCTTGCAACAGTCCGCTTAAAAATCTTGATACCGAGAGTGCCTTTCATTGTGGGGTTGGCCACTAGTGTCTCGGTTTTCTTCTTTGATCGATTATAGACTGCCTTTTTTTTACCGGGCTTACTCCCGCCGAAACAGCCTCTTGCTGATTGCGCTTTTTTCTTATTTCCGTTCATCCCCTGCTCTCCTTAAAATTGCCCGGCGGCGACCTCTTTAACTTCTCCGCCGGGCGAGACTATGGCGTACACTATCGCTAATTCAGACCTTGCCTCCCCTTTGCTGGCGCATAAGCAACCATTTGATTTTTCACCCATACGGGCTATGGCGCCCGCCGGAATCGAACCGGTCCGCGGTAGGTCGCCAGCCTACGGGCCCAAAGTTGCCACCTGATTCCCCGGTGGCCCGGTAGGCAATACCCTTTAATCGTGCAGATTCTGCCTATCACTACACGACGATCTGGTTTCTACCAGCAATACCCGGTTTCTACCGGCAATAGTCAGCCTCTTCTGACATTACAACCTTTAAGGGTTTAACCAGTGCCCGGGCACTCGAACCCGGTGTGTGCCCCGACCCTCGCACCTCTCCACGGGAAACCGCCTCTACCCTTTGCAGCCTCACTGGTTGGCACGTTTAGCTTTGCATGGAAGTTGCCAGTCCATTGTGCCGGGTACGTCTCCGGCGCGGGGCTTTCACCGCTCGTGGTGCCGTTTTAACCCGTCAACGGGCTATACAGGGCGACGGGAATCGAACCCGCCGGAGGCTGCTGACCCTCCTGCCTTTCCCTGTAGGCGGAAAACGATAGAAAACCGCCAAGTATAAGATACGGCAACGCCGTTTGTCGGCAGCTGGGGCATGATCCCCGCTTCTGCGGTGCGTACTCTGTTCCGCTTCCGCGCCCCTGGCAGGGAGCTTACTGCACTCCTGGGACCGACTGCCGTCTTTCCGGCTGTCAAAAAACATTCTCCTTGACGTCCATGACGCTACGCGCCACAAGAAGGTTCTGACCTCGTGAAACAAGATTCCTGATCATTCCTACCTGCTCAAGTCTCAATTCCTCCCCAGGCTTCTTAACCTCGATCCACCAGAGCGAACCATGCCTGCTGATTACCAGAAGGTCCGGTGTCCCCGGAGGGCAGAGCCGGATATTATTCCGCGCCCTGCCGGAGTTCAGCCGGAACACTAAGAATCTGTTCAGCTCCAAGTATTCGACTATCTGCGCTTGGATTTCTGATTCGGTCATTTCGGTCTCCTTTGCCTGCCTTGCCCTGCCTTGCCTTGCCCAGCCATGCCTTGCCATGCCCTGCCCCGCCTTGCCTGCCACGCCCAACCTAACCGGGCCTGCTAAACCGTGACGGCCTCGCGCGCCATGTCGAGATGGTGCTGCGCCGTGTCAAGTTCTACCTCTGCGAGATAGCGGTAAACCCTCGCCTTCCGCGACAGCTCCCCGATTGATTCCTTGATCTCCCCGAGGATCTGCTTCCTCATGTCTTTGTCGCCGAGAATTGTCCTCGTCGGCATGTACTGGCGCTGATTGTCCACGATGACGGATTCGAAAGCGCGGTATTCAACGTCCGCTCTGTCCTGGTATTCGTCTACCGTTACGATCCCGCGTATTACCTGCCCAGCTTCCTGGATTCTGTGGAGCCGGGCCGCTTCCGCGTCGTCCCACGTGAAACACTTATGCAGCTCTGTCTCTTCATCCTCCGCGAAACTGACGATCTCCTCAGGAATCAGTGTTCCGATACTTTCCAGCTCTTCCCCGATGAGTTCAGCATTTGCCTTGAACCGCGCCCCGCTTTTCCATTTGTAAACGCCCATCGTTTACCTCCTGTAATGTGTTCGGTATCGCCTATGGCTACCGATTGCCTGCCCTGCCATGCCGGGCCTTGCCATGCCGCGCCACGCCTTGCCTGCCAAGCGGCGGCGCTACTGCGCCACCACCTCAAAACGTCCGAATGTTCCGTCTTTCTCAGGCCGCCATTCTCCGACACCTACGCCGTACCCGGCAGCGTGGAGCATATTGACGATCTGATCAAAAGACGTGATTGAGCTGTTGTAGCTTATGTTCAATTCAGCTTCCCAGCCGACGACCTGGCCCCGGAATCGTATGTCGGCGGTTGCGCCGTTCAGCCGGACCATATCCTCCCGGGGGTGGACCTCGCCCTCTACCGGCACAAGCTCCCGATCGTCGCGGGTGCAATACTCGCCATGAACGAAAAACGATGTCCGAGCGTCGGTCATTACAAGGCCGATCTGCTTTGCGCCGCGGATCATTGCCTTCTTGAAAGCATCAGCTGGGAACCCGAGCCTGTCGTCGTCGAGCCGGTACACGCTGGCTTCGTACTGTTCTTCCGGTGACTTCGCTTCTTTTTTGACAGTTTTTTTCATTTGCTTGTCGAGCATTTCCTTCCGCGCCTTCTCGCTCCATCGGTGCATGATGAGCGGGGAAAGCCCCTTGATCTTGATTGTCGCCGTCTCCACTTTGATCTTCTGAAGTTCTGCCGTTTTGGTAGCCATTTGCTACCTCCTTACTGTGTGTTACCGCGTTGTCAACGACTGCGGTATAAGACGCCGGGGAATTGCACCCCGGTACGCTTACCGTCTTTTTGCCTGCCTTGCCTTGCCCAGCCATGCCTCGCCTCGCCGTGCCCTGCCCCGCCTCGCCTGCCATATCCTACCGCCTCACAAGCTCCTCGCCTGCCTTCTTCTGCCAGTAGATCGCGCTTTGTATCTTGCCAGCTTTCAAGAACATCAGGGAGAGCCGGAGAAACCTGTCGTACTTGCTCATCGTATGACCTCTTCGAAAACAAGCTGACTATTGACGTTCAGGAATTGTTCAAAGGTCTCAGCCGGGTGGTACCCCGTAATCTCCCGGACTTCCTTCTGATCGCACCCTTTCAGCTTCAAGCGTTCGGTCTGCCGGTAAATTATTCCGAGTTCGTTTATCGGGCGGGGTGAGGGATTTTCAAACATCTTCATGAGGCCTCCGGGCGGTTTGCCTGTTCCATCGATTCGACATGCTCCTCAAGCATGATTTCAACCTGCTTCGTAAACGAACGCCTCTCGCGCTGTGCGATCTCAAGCACCGTATCGGCTATTCGTTTATCCATCGATATTGTCTTTGTTATCCTGTCCATATGATCAGTATACACCCTTTCAAAACATTGTCAATTTTTTTTTTGCGAATTATTGATATTTAATGAATCAATGAATTCTGCGTCGTCGACCTGGCTGTGGTCATAGAATCGCTTTGTCACCCTGATATCGGCGTGCCCCAGCTCTTCAGATGCTTTGGAGATTCCCAGGCGTTCAGAAAGAAGTGTTCCCCGGCAGTGCCGTATCATGTGGGCCGATGTCCGTTTACCTATCGTCCGCTCAGCGTGGCGCCGGATGGCGGTTGTGATGTGCATCCTGTCGTATGGGGCGCCCCTGTGGTCGAACAGGTATTTCTCCCCGGAGAAGTATTCCACGATTTTGTCATAGAGTTCTGCCGTGCACCTTATGGTCCGCTCTTTGTTCCCCTTGCCGGTTATGCGGATGTAGCAGAGTTCCCCGGATCGCCTCACATGCCGGTGCTCAGTCCAGAGCGCCTCGGATATCCGGCAGGATGATTCCCAGAGGAAGCGGATAATCAGGGCCAAGTGTCCCGGGGCCGTTTCGATCAGCTTTGCCACCTCTTCGGGGGTCGGCACCGCGTCGGCCTTCTTGATACCTCCGTGCTGCTTCTTTGACTTGAGCTTGCCCAGGGCCCGCTCAACCTTGAACCGCTGCGCCTCGGTCATGTCCGAGTTGTCGGCGGCTATCCTGATTGCCTGCTTGATCGCCTTCAGGTGCTGGTTGTAGGCGGCGGCACCCAGGGTCAGCTCCCGGAGATAGTGAGAAGCCCCTGACACGATGTCATGCCCTGATTCCTCCAGATACTTCTGATACCGGATTACCGCGTGCCGGTACTGCTTGTTGACCATGTTTTCAAGGCGTGACTGAGGAAGCCCGCCAGCGCCTACCAATTCCCGATTGTTACCCTTTGGCATAGACCCTCCGTATATTGCCTCCTGCCTTCGCTGGTGGCCCTGTGAGCTACTTTCTCAGACTATATCATAGAGGGATACCTCTTGCAACGTACTACCCCTTATGTTGTATTGGTAAAATGGGGCGTGTTGTTAATTTCGGGGGTTAATTTATGGGGAGAAATAAAAGCCGGGGGCCAAAACCCCCGGCAAAGGCTCAGGTGGCGGAGAAGAACCGCCAGGACCGGGTCAGTCTCTTGTGAGCTTCTTATATCTCGCCCGCGCAGTCTTATCGCTCACTCCGAGCATTTCGGAAAGCTGGTCTTTGTTTTTGATAGGCCAGTACTTTATGAGTATGGCATCCTCTTCTGCCGTCCAGACCTTACCCGGGCGAATATTGGAATCGTCTATCTTTTCTATTTGCTCCAACATCTCGGGCGATATGGTGAGTTTATCCGCTGGTGTTATTTCTTTCCTTTGGTCAGACACGTGTACTCCCTCTTCGCGTAGTTTTTGATAGGCATGAGAATCGGGCGGATGAAAGCCTCCCGGCTCTTCGGGTCAATCTCAATCAAGGTGAATCCAAAGTCGTATTTCCATGTCCTGAGGCGCCGGGTAAAGCTTGACTGTTTCGGTCCCCTGAGTTCTAAGGCGGGCGCGGTGTAGACTGTCCGCATGATTCCCCGGGCGCTGTCGGCTGTCCTGACTTCGAAACAGTAGTGAACGTGAGCCCGGAGAAGGATGTCGGCTGCCTGGTAATCCTCAAACTCAGATTGCAGGATGTCATTGATCAGCTCTTTTTGCATTTGGGTCTGCTGGCCGTATGGGATATCAGACCTGCCGACTACATGCCGGACATGGATCCTCCTTCCGTATATTTCAAGCCTGAGTTCATCCTGTGCCTTGATTCCAAACTCACGGGCAATCTGATCTTCGTAGGCGGTATGGCCGTCGGTGTGAAAACCTGTACCCCTGACGATATGCACGCGGTCAGCTTTCGGGAGCATGATGATTCTCTCGGCCATGAGAGCCTGCTCCCCGACATCGGTTGCCAGGTGGCTGGTGGTCTCTTTGTACCCCGGTCCGTCGATGGCATCCCCGTTGACGATAAGTTCGTCCACACGACCTATCTGCTTCACAGCGTCAGCGTAGAAGTTCCACGCGGGTACCTGCCATGATTTGCAATCCTCCCGGTGCCACTCTGGTGGAGTGAGGCCGAGAAGGTGCCCGGCGTGCATATCGTTAATCAAGAGGATTCTGTGGTAACCTGGCACTAAAAGAAGAGCCTCACAACCTCGGGCAGCATTGACATGAGGCCGATGATTAAGCCGTAGACAACAAGCCGCCTGTCAAAAGTATCGCCCCTCTTTCTGTTCCTCTCATCCATGGCAATCTTGACAGGGCAGGTCAATTCCCGGTTGAGAACGATATCTGTCACCCGCTCATTGAGTTGCTTGATATCTCCGGCCTGCTCTTTAACGGCCTGGATAAGACCGTTTCCGCAGACGATAGTATGGAGCTCGGTGATCTTTGAGTTCATGTCGATGATTTGTCTGTCCAATTCTTCGCGCTCCATTATTCCGAGTATTCCGCTCTGATGGCTTTATATTTCTTCTCGACCGCTTCCACGTCGATATAAAACTCGGCTATCTGAATCCAAAGCTCTACCGGGATTATTACTGTCCCGGCTTCATCGTCGTATTCAACGCCGAAAGGAGCCGGTGGATCGGGGAAATCAATCTCCGGCGGGAGGATCGTCTCCGTCACTATTTCCGGCGAGCTTACGCATGATATCAGTAGCAGCGCGGCCAGGATTATCATCAGACCGGACTTTACGTTTCTTGTCGGCTGTCTCACGGTTTACCTCCTCAATGGCTTTTATGATGTGATCGCGTTTTTTTATCTCATCTTTAAGAGTAGACACCTCTCTCCGGTGGGCGCGGTCTTTGGCCTGCATCTGCTGAGAGAGCTTCATTGATTTTTTAAGCTGTGCCACGAAAAGCCAAATGGCGCCCGCCGAAACTGCGCTTGCGATTATCGCCCAGGTTATCATGTTTCCTCCAATGTGCATTGACCTTTTACTACCCGCCACTCATTCGCGTAATCGCGGTTGTGCAATCTTACGTTCATCGTGGCTGCGTAAACCGTTTGATCGTATTCACTCCGGGTAGTGCAGAGCCTTTCATAGATCTCCGTCTCCCCCTCAAAAATATAGACTGTGTTTTCCGCTGGCTGCCAGATCGGTTCAGGGATTACCGGAGCCTCGAATATCTCAAAAAGCTGAGCGCAAGCGATAAGGATCAGGCTAAGCCAAACGAACCGCATGCCGGAACCCGGTGTCGCGCGAGAGCATGGCACAGCGGAGAGCTGCGGCTTTCATAACCTGATCTTTCTCATCTTCGAGAAACTCACGATCCTGAATCACTTCGAGAATCTCCCGCTCTTGATCGACGGTCTCTTTGGTTCCGTCCTCTTTTGTCTGTTCGACCTGTACCGTTTCCATTTCGCCTGTGTGCTTGATTATTTCAATTTTCATATCGATCTCCTTATGCTACGTATGATCTGCCAAAAAGATAGACATATGCCGCCATGTTGCGGGGGCGGGTCTCGCCTGCGGTTGTTGCGGATACTCGTGCATCCGGGGAGCTGGCTGAATCAAACCACATAGTTTTTATAGTGTCACTTCCAACAAGCCCTGTATTTCTCCGCGGGCCGGAAGCGTCAGATACAGCAAAAGCACCGTTGGTTGTTACACTCGCCCCTTCTGAAGCCCCCATCACGAAAATTGCTCCTGCTGTCAAATCCCCTGTGATCTTTTGCATCTGATCGAGCTTACGGAATCCACTTACACGGTCAGAGCCTTCGGACATAATCGCGTATCCGTCGATGGCAAAGAGGCGGGCAGTAGTCGTTGATCCTGCGACGCGGTGGCGATAGAAGGAGGCTGTAGCGGTTACGCCTCCCGAGTTATTGGATGCGGCATAAGCAAAGGAGATTGTACGGGCGAGTGTGTCAACATCGGTGATTGCGTAATCCCCAGCTGCAATGTCACCGATGGCAGAGGCGAGCGTGATTGTCTGCCAGTTGCCGTATCCTCCGTGGGAGAGGTTATCCTCTCCGAGCACACCGAGAATTCCGTTCTCAGCGTCGGTATCGGAAAAGGTAAGCGTGGCAACGTTTGAGACGATCGCCCAGTTCGTCACGCTGAATTGATACTTCTCCCCGGTCTTATTGTGCATCCAGTATGCAGGGCGAGCGCGGAGAAGCGGTACAAGGTCCGGCCAGTTGGTGGAGGAGATGTCTTCGTAGCTCTCAATCTCCGAGAGGCAGACAGCCGGGTTGAAGTCGTCCGGGTTGTCTTTGTCGAAAGCAGAGGGAGCCTCATACTCTTCCGAGGCATAGACTTCACCGAGCCTTTTACCGTACTGCACTGCAAGGCCTTTGATTGCCGCGAGGATATATTCATTACTTCCCGCCGCCTCTGCAATCCCGAGCGCATCCTGAATACCGATAAGCTCAGACTGAGCATCGTTCATAAAGTCGGCTGTAATCTGCGTTCCCGTCGGGTTCGTGATAGGGTCGTAGTCTACAAACTCATTTGAGACGTGCCCCGGTCCTGCTATCTTTCTCATTCTCTTCCTCTCCCTACTTCCGCGAGGCCGACCATTGCGAGGCCGGTCTCAGATGTCTTCGACAGCTCTAAGACTGTCACGTTGTAAACCGCTATGTGAGTAAGCGGCGCTATCCTTTCTAAAATGTTCTGCACGCCAGTAAGATCGTAAGCCGTCGATACTTCGCCGGTCACCCGGTAATAGTAAACGGGGTACGTTCCATCCTGTGCACCGACCGGTATCCATGATGGATAACTTGTGACGAACATCTGACCGACAACGCCGTAGCCAACCATGTTGTCAGGCTCGCTTTGATATTCCTCAAGCGTCACATTCGGGTAGGCTACCTGCAAGATCGATTCGATGTACTCTTTTGACTGTCCGCCGATTGCGGTAAATGCCTGGCGCGCCCTGCGACGTAGAACCGATTTGTCCTGTGTTGAGTCATAAGAAATCCCGAGCTGAGCGTACCACTGCTGCAAGGTGTCATCCGCTGTACCCGGGTTGCCCTCGGTTATGACGGCCATAAGAAAAACCCGGAGGCGTTCGAGTGATTCGGCGAGAGCGTCGATGAGATTACCGAGGCTGCCCGTGAGTAGCCATGTAAGCCCGCGGGGGAATGCGCTTCTGAGTGCCGACCTCATCAGACCCATGTCAGCGTCCTTAAAACTGCGAGTTCGGAATCATCAAGCTCATAGCTTGTGATCGATGATCCCCCGGCGTTCTTCAGGTCCACGGTTGCAACCTGGGCGCCGGCGTCCGCTGTAATTTTTGCAAGCTCCACCTGAGAGACTGTATGTAAGTCATTCGGCTGATCGTCATATTGCAATGGCCGCCGGGCGTACATGTAGGTCTCAATCGCCGATTCAATCGCCGACTTGACCGCTGCGGTGTTCGGGCTTAAGTTCGCAATATCAACGTCAAAGTTCAGCTCAGTAAAAGCGATGGCCGAGACTTGAGCGTTCATCGGCTTTCTCTCCGGGTCTCCTACATACGCCTCTACCTCAGCGAGTTTCGTGCTGTCCGGTATTCGGTCTGCCGGGTCTGCTACATCGAGAAGCGGATAGACATTTACAAAGCCCGCTGTCGGTTGAAAAGCGAATGCTTCGGCAATGCCTGATACCTCGGTTGCCCAGAGAACATAGTCCGCTACCGCCCCGCCCTGCGGCTGATTTTGCTGCCGGAAAAGTATGCGGGCCCGGTACGCTATAAGGGTCTCTTGATTCTCCCCCGCCTGAGTTACCGTGAGGACCGTGACGGTATTATCTACCCCGGCGATGGGAGAGACGATTGTCAGCGTGTCGGAAACATCAAGGTCAACGTCCGCCCCGCCTTCGAGTGATTCGAGTTTGATTGTCCCCGTCGTGGTGAAAACAAGGGCCTCGGTTACCTGATAGACTACCCCGTCTTTCTGATAGAGCGTCCCGACCGGGACCGTAGCGCCTGTCCCGGTTATCGTCGCTGTCCCTATCCACTGCTGCGCGGGGGTGCGGATAAGTCCATACTCTGCTCCCCTGAGTGCCAGGGTGTCGTCGTCCATCGTGAGGGTAAATATCTGATCATAGAGCCATGCCCCGAGGCGGTAGAGAAGATGGAGAGTCCCGGCCAGTGCCGTTGCCAATACACGCCATACCGCGCGGGGAAGGAGGGGCGCGGCCTGCCCTGTTTTCGATTCGATGTCTGAAAGTATATCGTCTCGGATTTCCGCAATCGTCGGAATGGTTATCATAAGAGCGTGACCTCCTGAGCGTCCCAGTTAAGGGAGTAAGCAAAATTGACAGTCTCATCCGGCTTTACAATCTTGACCCGGAGATTAAGCCTTCCGCCCGGTTTTATTTCCGCTTCGACTTCTATCTCATCGGCTATCCCTATATCAGTCATCCATGCCAGGGATGAGCGGGCCGCTTCGATGGCATTGTTCCGCGTCTCGGTTGTGAGCTGCCCTGACATTATATCCGGGAGAGTAGAGGTATACCGTTCATTTACATCGCTGATTGCGTTGCCCCAGTAGGGCCCGGTGAAGAGGGATAGGAATACCGCGTTTGATATTCCGTCGGCCATCTCCGGTTTGCCATTCAGAATGGTGATATCCGGGGTGCTGTTTTCAATCGTGAGCTTTAGGTCTGCCATCATCCCCCCGTTTTTATTGTTGTGGTCTCTGCTGCCGAGATATCAAGCGTCAGCGTTCCCGGCGTTCCTGACCCGTCTGTCTTTGTCCCGAGTGCCGTGTTGAGCGCCGTAATCATCCCCTGAAGTGCAATATCAAGCTCTGCATGAGTAACGAGGGTTTTATCATCCCCGTTGAGTTCAATGTCGCCGGTGTTCGTCAGGTTCATTTGAGCCGCGACGGTGTTACCTGCGGCATTCGTTGAGAACAAAATCGTCTCCCCGGTCGCCGGGTTAATTTCGACCCGGTAATTATGAGAGGCGATTATTATGCGCCCGGTTCCTACAGGGAGTTCTATCACCCTGTCGCCCGCTGGCGGGTTTGAGACTACGCCCGGAGGATGGTAGAGTTCTGATTCCCGCTCTGCAATTGCTGTCGCGGTTTTCACAATGACAGAATCACCGGGGGCATTCCCCTTGGTCCCGATCCTGCTACCTGTAACCCGCGTCAATCCTCCCATGGCAATACCTCCGGGTATGTGTTGGAGTATGTTTCGGGGAGAGCGAGGTCGAGAGATGTTATCTGTCCGCCTGATTCATCGAGCTGAAGAGTTGCGCGACGAACGATCAAGAGAGTCGGCTTGACGATAAATGCACCTGGGGCTCTAACCCTGGCAATATCTCCTGCTCTCCAAAGGTCCGCACCGTGCCTCCATCCCCTGACTGTCGCATTGCAGGTGTAACTGTCGATCATTGCCAGCGACCTTGCGAGGCGTGCGGCTGCATCGTAGTCGGTCGATTCCTGCCGGGGCGATATGATCTTGGTACCCCTGATGTTTATCGGCATCCTACGGTCTCTCACGGTAGCCGATATATCGGGGTTGCCATCGGTCGAGGCGACGATAATGTATTCACTGTGCAGCTTTGTAACATCGTGCCCGGTCGAGATTGATATTACGTTCGGGTTACCTTCGACAATATCCGCTACCGGTTTACGGTCTGATATGGTGACATACTCAAGAGTACCGCCTGCCGTCGGCCGGGCAAAATAGCCGTTTGCTGAAGCGAGGATTGAAAGAAAATCGAATATCGATTGACCCGGCTCTATCTCAACGTCTGCGAAAGGCGCGGTATCCGGTATCGCCTTGACGGTGTACGGGAAAGCGATCTTCTGCGCGATCTGATTGAATGTGAGGCCTGAGAACTGGAACGGAGGACCGGCGGACCAGTCTATCAGGACACCTGTCACCCCGCGCCCCTGCAGGATGGCCGACCTCTCGCCCCCGGCAGTCGTAAATGATGGGAGTTCGAGGTACCCGGTAATGATCTTTTCATTGTCGGCCTTCACAACGATCTGCTGATTCTCGTACGGGCGGAACCGGGCTATATTCTCAGCCGTCGGGTTCCACGGGATCGCAAAACTGAAAGCATCTGCCCCGGAATCAATCGAGCGGACTACCTGAAGCCCGGACCAGCCTGAGACGCGCTCCCCGGATATAACTTCCCCCGCCTGAGTACCTCCGATTTCGATGTAGATATTGCTACTCATACCAGCGCACCTCTCGGCCACGGGGAACGAGGAGTATCTCGGGGCCCGTCAGGGCGTTGTATTCAATGAACTGATCGAGAGTATCCTCGAAATTGTCGAGGTCTTCATACAGGGTGAACACAATGTTCAAGGGTGTTGCATCCTCGGTGAGAGTCTTTTTCTTTTCCGCCGGTAGGCCGAGGCTCCTGTCGATTAGGTTTGAGACCGCCCGGGCCGCCGCCGATTCTGCCGAAAGGCGGCTTACGTGATCTGAATAAAAGCCGCCTGCGGTCTCTACCGATTCGAGGGTAGATGCAAGCCCAGAGTTCAGGTCGTTCAATTTCGATATGATCGAGGCTGCTTCCGCCCGCGTCCTGATCGTCCCGTCGATGGTTGATTCAGCCGCTGCCGCCTGGATCGCGTTGACCTGAGAGGCGTTTACAAGTCCGACCATCTGACCGTAGGCGGTCGTCTGAGAAACAAAGCCCGAGACGATCGTGGTATAGAGCGCCTCATATCCTTCAATCTTGGATTGAATCCCGGTAACTGTTCGCGCCGGGAGACGGTAGAGCGTCAGGAGTTCTGCCATCAGGTCAGCGGGGGCTGTTATCAGGGTGTCAATCTCATTGGTGATCGTGGTGATTGCCGCTTGTATGTCTTCCTGTAGTCCATCGACCGCCGCCGAGACGGTAGCAAATGCGGCCTTTGTTTTCGTAAGCCCTGAGAGGACAGATGCTTTCAATCCTGCGAGCGCCCCGGGATCCGTTATCTCCGTGCCGTAGAGTGAGTCGGCAATATCAGAGGCGGCCTGCTCTGCATCGGCTGCAATCTGTAGGTCGGGTGCGGCTTCAATCTTTGGGTATTCATCTGACCCCTCGGGGGCCAGGATAAAATCTATATTGAATACTGCGCGGCCTGCGCCTTCTACGAACTGCTCCACCTGGGTACGGGGGTTCGGCAGTACCCTGAGGTTCCCCCACCTTGGATGGTTGAGAATCCCGGGGCCGATCTCGTGCATGGCTTCCCAGAATCTATCTGCCTCAATGTCATAATCAGACCCGCTGATGTAGCAGACGACAGGATAGACCGGGGTTATGTTGCCTAGGTCCTGAACGGTCCCGCCGTCTGTTCCCGGCGCTTCTATGACCGGGGCCTTCTTGCCGCCCGCCCTGGATACATCATCAAAAGAGAGGGAAAAGGATTTCCCTGACGGAGAGGTATACGTCATTGTCCTGAGGCGATCTGTCCAACTCATGGGCGTGCCTGCGAATAGCCGTAGTTTAGGGAGACGCCGGGGGCCTGCCCGCGCTGCCTGACTGTTGAGTTCTGAGGGAGGCCACCGACATTTATATCAACGGTAGATCGTGATTCCGAGACCGACCGAGATTCATTCATGCCTTGATTTGCCGACACAAGGCCGCGCATTTCTGGCCGTCCGGCACCGCGTCCGCCGTAAAAATCCCGGCCCTCTTCGGTCGATTCCCCGCCGAGTCCTATGATATTCCCGACAGCTTTGGCAAGCCCTGTGATCTTTTCCCATATCGCTTTGATCCTGTTCCACGCGTTTTCAAAGCTCATAACGATACCTTCCCAGAGGCCGCCTAAGAATATTTTTACCTTGTCCCAGTTTTTTGCGTAGAACCAGATTGCACCGACAGCCGCTGCGACTGCTGCAACGATAAGGCCTATGGGGTTAGCAGTGACCGCGATGTTAAAGGCGATCTGTGCCGCCTTCGCGATTACCATGACAGCTTGAAAGGCTTTTATCGTTGCCATGATCGCCTTGAAAGCGACGACTGCCGCAAGGATTGCAGGGATCGTTCCGTTCTGCCACTGCTCTGCGAGAAACTTGGCGGCCCTGGTGATCCCTTCAATGAAGCCCTGTATCTTCTGGTTGATCAGGTCTTGATTAGCTGCTGCCCAGTCTGCAAGATTTTGGATCAGCGGCTGCACTGCTGTAACGAGCGGGGCTATTGCATTATTTTTGACAGCCGTGACCGCGCTTTTCAAATTGGTGAGAGAGTCTACAAACTTCTCTGACCCTTCGGCGGCTTCGGTCGTTACAATGTTACCGTATTTTCTGGCTTCTTCCCGGAGAGCTTCGACTCCATCGGCGCCATTCTCAGCCATCGTTATGAGCTCTTGACCGGCCCTACCGAATGCCGCCTGTGATAGGGCGGCGCGGTCCATCGGGTTTTTTATACTCGATATCTCGTTTACAAGTAGATTGAACGCTTCCTCGTTGGATTCCACATTTTTCAATTGCTCTGCAAGAGCCGGATTTGATTTGTTCAAGAATGTCGTAAGGGTTCCAGTTCCCACCCGGAGGTCTCCGACATTTCGGTTAAGCTTTTCAAGAGATTTGGTGAGAGTTTCAGACGATACCCCGGATCGTTCGGCGGCAAAGCGTAGCTCCTGCAATGCTTCGGCAGTTACTCCAACACGCCTGGAAGTCTTTGCTATCTCGTCGCCAGCCTCGGCAAACTTAAGAGTTGACCTCGCTACCGCGAAAGTAGCGGCGGCCATACCTGCACCGACTGCAATGGAGAAACGTTTGACGTTCTGCTGCATCCGGCGGACCGGGCCTGACATTCGGTCAACGGCATTAAAGGTTGTGGAGACTGTCGGCTTCTTTGCCATTACTGATATCTCCTCAATTTCTGATTGGCGATCTTGTTGAACTGAGCCTCAATAAACTGAGCTGTGCCGAACCGCTTGATCGCATCATCGTGGAAATTGCTATCCGGGATTTTCACCTCGTTGTGCTCAAGGTTACGGAGCATCATGAGTTTCTTGTTATTGTTCCGTCGCTCATAGATGCCGAATGCTGACCGGCCCTTGGGCTTCCCGATAAATTTCTTCCCCCATTCGCCAAAGTCTCCACGGGTAAGAGCATCCGAGGCATTCAGACGGTACGCTCTGCGGATAGATTTGTTCAGGTTTTTCCCGGTCCTGATATTTACCGTTGCAATCGGGACCGGCCCGCCTGATATGCTCCGTTTCGTGTGACCCTCCTGCATCCAGAGGTAAGGCGAGTATGTTCCGGTCCTGGAGAACATCTTGTTGATATTGTTACCCGTCGCTTTGTTGAGAGCCTGGTACGGGCGCGCCCTGCCGGAAGTCATGGAGCGGATAGTAAACTGCGTGCGGACTATCAGGCGGCTTTTCACATTGCGTATCTGTAGCTTTGTCGAGGCGTCGGCTGTACGGTTCAGCGTCTCGGCCATCGCTTCCGGAAGCGCGGTCTTACTGATAAGGTCCAGCTGTAGCATCGCTGATCGAGTTTCTACAGTTACCGGAAAAGCTACGCTACCTTTCATTCCCCTGCATCCCTTTTGTAGAGCCTGATAGCTCCTTCGTACCACGCCATAATCTCTGATAATCTCAAGCCGTTAATCTCCGACGGCTGCATCTTGAATCTGTCGGCGACCGTGAGGGAAACTTCCCAGAGGTCAGCCGCCGACATCAGGAGAAAAAACCCAGTACCAGAGAGGCGAGAGTCATATCCCTCATTTTCATGCGGGAGAGAATCGCCTCCGGCTGCTTTGAGATTTGAGATAAGAGCTTTAGCGACATCATAAACTCATCTTTAACCCTGCTTGCGTTCTTCAGCTGATCGACTGTCGGCTCTGCAATGTCGAGGTGGATTATCTCTTCCCCGTTTTCAAGTTGGATCGGGACGTTCAGGATGATCGTAAATAGCTGGCTCCCAGGATCGTAGGTCAGTCTCTCTGACCCTATCGCCCGCGCTATCTTCTCCCTGTCCGGCCCGACCATTTCCGTGTCGAATGCTTTCAGCCACTCATCAAGCAGTTGATATGCCTTCTCCTGACTTATCATATCTGCCCCCCCTATATCTGTTCGAACTTCGGGCCGAGGGCGGTAATCTCTACCTGCCCGGTCCCGGCGTTTCCGTCAACAACATCCTGGATCGTCAGGTTCCCCCGGTAGGTCGCCCCGCTTGCCATGGTCATGTAGCAAGGTACTGCCACGCCTGAGTTGGCCGCGGTCTGAAGAAACTCAAGATCATTTTTATCGGGGTCCACCTGAAGCGGGAGAGTGTCGAACCCTCCGAGCTTCCGCCGCTGTATAGTATGATCGCCTCCGTTCCCTGTCGGGGTCGTTTCGTTCGTAAACCCGGCCAGACGGTAGACAACATCGGCCCCGGTTATCGTGGCGAAAAGTCTGTTGTTGATCGAGACTTCAAGGAGGTCTCCACCTTTTACACTTGCCATCTATTCTACTCCCTTAGACCAGAAAGGCCCATTCAAGTTTGGCGGCGAGAATCCGTAGGCCCGCAGAGGGGACATCGGGAATCAAGAGGTCAATCCGGCCCGCATTCGATCCGTTGATCTCGGCTGTCATGGCATCGACAATGTTGTCCCGGTCTGTCGAGAGGCCACGCTCTACCCAATCATCGACAAGCCCTATCCCACGAGCCTTGACCATGTTCGGCGTGACAGCGTAGGAGGGCACAACGCCTGATCCATTCGCAACCACGACAGCGCGGTCAAACGGGGATGAGAGAAACGCCTGTTCGAGGGCGTAAATCTTAAACTGAAGGTTCGGAATGATGATGGTAAACCGCCAGTCGGTTGTGGCCGCTCCCGCTGCCGTGGTGGTGCGGGTGGTTACAAGGTCGCCGACCGTTACCGTTCCATCGGACTGATTGTAAGTGTGCGAGCCTCCGGCGACGACCGCCGCGTCCCTCTCGGTGTAGGATAGATCATTGGTTGATCCTTCGATCACGCTGGGGAGGGTGAGGTTCTTCATCGGGCGGCCGGGGGTCGCCTGCTGATACCGTGCGAAGATCGCGGTCAGTGCTGCTGATATCATGTAGGCGGGGGGGGGCGAGCCGTGGACAGGGACAAAGGTAGTCCATTCCGAATTCCGGCTGTCGAGAGCCGTCAGATAATCGGCATACGTCCCGGTGTACCCGGTGAATCCTGCAAAGGGCCGTTTTACTCCGGGGTCTACCCGTGCGGCGCCTGCTGCCTCAAGGGCATCGAGGGGGGTGTCGGCATTGTAGGGAGAGGCGATTTCCGTGTACCAGGTGTCGCCCAGGTTACCGAGGGCGGTAGTCAATACCGGGTCGGTTGCGCCTGCTACGACATCGCCGATATCGGTGACGGTCGCGGCAAGTCCTGCCGGGGTTGATTCGGTATCTGCCCGGTTGATTTCAAGCTGAATCTGATTTCCTGCTTCTCCCTTCCATCTGACGGTGAAGGTCACGGTGCCGGTTACGTTCGCGGCGGTGACGGGGAGGTCGAGGTTTGCGTTGACGGCTGCTGCAACGGCTGCGCCTACCTCAGTAGCGGTATCATCGACAGCGACGGCAACGGGTACATTTACGCCTCCGACATAGACCGAAAGGGTTCCGGCTGCGGTCGCAGTGCCGGTCAGTGCAATTGTTCCCGTGGCTGCAACGGCTGCCCCATCATCAGCGAGCGGGAGCGCATAGACCGGGACGCCGCCTGAATTGTCTATGATCTTTTCGATCATCGCGGCAAGCATGGACCCTCGGCCGTAGCGGTCCCAGGCGTCCGAGACGCTGAGTATCCTCTGGGCTACATTGACAGTCGGGCTCTTGCCTGAGTTGTACTGGCCGGGAACAAGAATCTTGCGGGGGATAACGGCTGAACCCGTACCCCTTTTGACGGCTTCCTCTTCGACGAAAACGGCCGAGGCTGCTGCCGTCGGGGAAACCAGGTTAAAAGTAATAGCCATCTGCTATCCTCCTATGGTGATATGAGCGCCGACCACTTATCGGCCGTGACGCTTATCGAGTCGATATCAGTACCGGTCACGGGAGTCGGTTCCCATTGGGTGCTGATCGTTATAACCATGCGAGCGGCGGCGAAACCGCGCTCTCCAATTTCTTCAGGCAGGAGCGGTGTTATGGAGTCGAGCCGCTTCTCTGCGATTGTTCCGGCTGCCATGCCGAGGCGGTAGTTGCCGGATGGGAAAAGAGCCTCAATCAGTTGACCGTATAGGTAGCGAATTCTCGCACCGGCTGCTTCATTGGCATTGGTAAAGGCTGCGCCGTCTTTCTCTCCCCGGGCCTTGACGATCATGTCGAGGTTGTAGGGGACAGAGAGTTTCATGTTGCCGTGAACGGTTTGTTCCATGGCCGAGACCGTGCCCATGTGAAGCATGACGATGACAGCGGATGAGTCAGCCGGTAGGTCGCGGAATCGATCGGCGAGAACCGTGAAGCCGTAGGGTGAGACCTGGGCGGCTGCGTAGGTTTCAAGCGTCGATTTGAGGGCATCGAACACAAGGTCAAAATCTGCCTTACTCATCGACTACCTCGTCGAACACTTCAACGTCGAAAGTGACAAAGCTCATTGTCCGGTCAAACTTCGGCGACATTACGCGCCCGGTGATTGCCGTCCCTTCGCTGTCGGTCGTTTCTACGGTCCATTGCTCAGTCGGGGATGAGGCGGGCAGTTCTGCAATTGGGACAACGACGGTCGTTCTCGGTTCGTAAATCTTCGCCCCGGTGTCAGGGTCGATGGTGAGATCGTTCCGATAGATGCGGCCGGTAAGCGCATACTCTACCGAGCTGGGACTGATGAGAGTTACCGCGTCCCCGTCGGCTATGAGATTTGCTTTAACGTCCGCTACCGCCTGCGCCCGGATGCTCATTTTTTAGGCTCTTCCTTTTTCGTCTCGGTTTCCCGGACCGGCATCAGGCCGAGGGCCTTTGCCTTTTCGTCGGGGATAAAACCTTCGAACTTCTCCCTTCCGACATGGATGGTTACGCCCTTTGCGAGTTTCATGCGCTGGCCTTTTTCTGAGCTTTCGGCTTCTCGGCTTCGACCTTGGGAGCCTCGGCCTTTTTCTCTTTGACGATCTCGACCTTTCCCTTGGCCTGCATCTTGTGCGCTATCTCAGCGTCCATCTGCGCAAGTCGGCCGTCTTTATACTTGACCTGTACCTTCATGTATTCGTCTCCTGTTACGAAAGGCGGCTTTCCCGCCCATTTCTCCCAAACCTTCAAATACTCATCATCGAAAATGTGCGGCCTTCCGGCTGCATACTTCCGGGAATATTCAAGGGCTGAGAGATTGCTATTGATAAACCAGAGGTGATCAAAACCGATGAAGCGGATATTCTCATCGCCGTAGGTCTTTACGATGTTGCGCCACCGGTCTATCCAGTTATGCTTGAGCTGTTTCTCAAGCCCCGGGGAATGGATGTCCGGCCCTCCGAGGTCAAAACCGCACAGTGCTATTGCGCGTCCCTCATGGAGAGCCTGAGCAACCAGAGTTGTCCCTGAGTCCTTACGGAACCCGGGAGGGCAGGTAAAGGCTTTCTCAGTTGCAGAGCCTCCACCTATGTGCCCGCCCCAAATTTCATAGGATAGACCCTGATCGTCTCGGTATTGCCTTGCTTCGATCATGACATCATCGTGGCCGCAAAGCCTCGTGAGTTTATCGCCATGATCAAGATAGGCGCGGTTGCATCCCCACACCTCGCCCGGCCAATCTCTTATGAGATCGACGTAGGCGAGGCGGGAAATCCCGTTACCGAGTATCAGGGTCTCGGTCATCAGCTGTTGACCGTCTTTACAGCGAGGTGGGGCAGGCCGTAGCCGCCGTTACCGCGATAGTCAGCGCCGAATACCCACTCTTTCGAATGGTTGGTTTTCTCCATCGTGGGCTCTGCGGCTTTGCGGAGCTGGAACACGAGGGGCTTGATCGGCTCATTGGCGGCCAGCAGGTACCAGTCGTTCGCGTCGTCAGCGTCAAGCTTCGGCGAGGCAACGACCTGGATGTCGCTGTAGGGGTTGTACACTCCCTGGATGGACGCCGAGGCGTCAAACTGAGACTGCACCAGACGCCGGAACTGGCGCTCAAGAGCTTTGGGACAGACGATCATGCTGCCGTTTATATTCAACGGTTCGCCCTGATCGTCGGCAAACTTTGCCATGGCAACCAGCGCGCTGTTGAGATCGGTCTCCAGCTGCGCGAGGGTAGTGCCGGTACCGGCAAGCAGGTTGTCGATGGTGCGCGGTGCTGACACATCCGAGAAGAACGCAACGCCGTCATAGGCGAGAGCAGAATCCCCGTTGATCAAGAGGTTTATCATGAGAATCTGCGGGTGCATCATGATCCGCTGTGCGAGCTGCTGCGGGAACATCTGGAGAGCGCCGGTCTGGTCATCATCGAGATCGTTCTCGTTTATGGGGACAGCGGTCTGCCAGTCAAGGTTCTTGATCGTATAATCGTAGTCCTTGAACTGCGTCGCGTTGCGGGTGCCGAGCCACTGCTGGACAGCGGGCATTGCGCCTACCCATCCGAGCTTCTCATAAGCTCCGGTAGATTGGATCGGCATTGCGGCGCCGAGGATTCCGGGGGCCTGATCGCGGGCCGCTTGGAATCTCATCATTTCCTGAGCGAATCGGGCGTACAGCCCTTTTTCCAGTACAGTCGGGTTAAAAGCCATTATATCGCCTCCTTACGCGATCCGGTCGTAGAACCGGAGATCGAAGAGCAGGTACCCGGTCTTGAATCCGATCGCGCGGATACCGACGGTCTTACTGCCTGCGGTCTGAGTGAGGGTGTCGTCGGCGGAGATGTAGAAAATCTCGCCTACGTCGGACTGAGCGGCTCCGGTAAAAGGGAGCCAGACAAGGCCGCGCTTGAATACACCCTTTACGGTGTTTGAGGCGCCGATGGTCTTGGCGTCTACCCTGTCGCCGTCGTCATAAACTCCAGTCAGGATACCTGCGGGGATCAGGTCTGCGGTGTCCGAGGGGACAGCTGCTTTTCCGTCGGCGTCTACGATGAGAAGCGCCCCGGCGTAGTAGATGTCGGAGTCTGCGAGAAGCAGATCAATCTCGTCCTGATCGCGCCTGAAGGTCAGTTCCCTCTTGTCGGTAAGTGCCATAACTTACGCCTCCTTCCGCATGAATCTGCGGTATTCTTCAAGGCTCATCCCGGCAATCTTCGCCGCCTGGATGTCCTCGGCACTGAGATTGTCAAGGCTTTCGGCAGTCTCGACATCCGGGGGATTTTCCCCTGAAAGTTTTCCGTCGCGGATCGCCACCATGATCTGAGTGTTGATCTCGGGAACGGTCTTTCCGTCAGCCTTCGCCTTAGCGATTACTTCGGCGAGCTTGGGGTTTTTCGGGTCGGCTTCGAGCTGCTCATCGAGTGCCCGCTGGCGTTCCCGTTCCTTCTTGACGCCGATCTCCACCGCCGAGGCGAACACGTCGGCGTGTTCTGTTTCGAGTGCTTTGATATCCATTGCACCCTCCTTGATTGATTCCGCCTTGGCGGCGGGTCCCTCACTGGCAACGCCAGCACTATCTTCTACCGGGTCGATAACATCTCTCCGGTGATAGGTCTTTACTTCGTCGATCATCCCGGCTGTGAGAGCCTGCTCTGCGAGTAGGACAGCTCCCCGGCCATAATCTTTGTTGACTGTTTCGACTGACACACCCCTGCCCTCTGCTACGCTGGATGCAAAGAGATTGTGCAGGTCGTCGAGAGTTGAAACGAGCTTCACCTGGTCGTTTTCGTTCGAGAGGTCGAGTCGCTTGTCGGGGGCATCGGTCGAGGTGAATACCCTCCGGGTTATTCCGGCATTCTCAAGCATCTTTGTATCGTCGTAACTCTCAACGGCAACGCCGATTGAACCGATACGGGCGCCGATGGAATTGGCTACGATCTTGTCGGTCTGCGATGCAAGCCAATAGGCGGCGGACGCTGCCATGCCGTACACGTTCGAGCTTGTCGGCTTCCAGATCATCCTGATCGCGTTCGCTGCTTCGGCTACTCCGTCCACATACCCGCCGGGGGAGTCGATATCGAATACGACAGCGCCGACTTCTTCGTCAGCGTCTGCAGACTGAGCTGCTGCGATGATAAAGCCGTACTCAGTCAGGGCTTCGGCGGTGTAGGCCCCGCATACATCGGTCGATGCGCGGGGGGTAAGTTCCCCGACAATAGGGATATGAGCGTTACCGTCTGCGTCGATGGTATAGGACTTCTTCGCCTCATCAGGATTTCGCGGGGTTATGTTTATCGCGGAAACTTGCGCCATGAAGTCTTCCCGCGCCTGCCGCATTTCCTCAGCGTTCTTAAAGGTCCGGGCAAGCGCCCATATCTCCCGGCGGTCATCAAGAAGCTTGGAGAGAAATCCCTGTTCCATTGCGTATATTTTTGTATTCATCAGCTCTTCCTCAGTTTTTCTACAACGCCGATACCGAGGAGGCCCCCGGATGTCATGCCGATACCACCGAGAATCCCCGCGACATTCACGCCGAGGTCATTGCCGGTGTAGACCGAGAAAACCGAGAGACCGATTCCGGTCAGGATGTAGAGAGAGAATCCCACCGCGCCGAAAATTCGCTTCCCAGATGTGTTGCCGTCTGAATCCTGGTACCATTTATTCGCCATGTTTAATCCTCCACCACGTGACCGCGTATGACATTCCAGAACCGGGTGAGACCTGTGAGATTTGCCGCGATTACCATTTGGAATTCGTGCACCTCGGAACCGCCGATTCTTACCGATACGCCGTCACCATTTTGACTATTGAAATTGCGCTTCGCGTTGAAGCCGTACACTCCCGCCGGAGCCTTGTCTGAATACATCGCCCAATCGCAATGACGTATGTAGCATCCGTTATCTACTGCGGTGAATATGTTGTTGCACCTTTCGTTTACTACCCGGTAAATAACTCCTTCAATGGGAGCTGCAAGTCCGCCGAACTTTCCGTCATCCATCGCTGTATCATCGAGCATGTTTACCGATAGAATATTGATGTCCCAATGGACCCCAGGAGGTGGCGCCATTGAGAAAACTACCGGAGTTACCGATCCGTCGATATTGCCATCATGAGAAACGCGCTTTACAGTGGCATCTGTCTGGAATGCAAAGCAGAGCGGATTGACGATGGTGATTGTGTTGACGTTTACTGACAGTACTCTTGACTGATACTGCCGTGTGTCGCCGTCGTCTATTTCGATCATTTCGCCAGCCGTAAATCCGTGGCCCGGCTCCAGCTCTATTGTCCTGTCGTCAAACTCAAGAGGGGCCGCGAGGGTTGCTGTGCCGAGCTTGTGTGTCAAGAATCGGTCCACAATATCGGTGTACTGATCCTGAAGATACACGTCGTTAATCTGCCGACCATTTGCGCCGACTACCGCCTCAACATTCTTTGTTCGGGCTTCGTTGATAAAAGGGGTTCCGCCGTAATCCATCAGCGTACCGCCTCAAGATGTGGATAATCCGGGGGCTGCCAATCTGCGCCGCAACTGAATCCAACAGAGCGGGCAATGTCCAGAGCCCTGAGCCATTCTGGTCCGCCAAAGTCCCAATTGAGACGACCGTCATTTACGACTGCGATATCAAGGGCTCTGCCTGAAAGGTGATTAGAATTGAGTGTTCGGGTTACTTTCCGCTTGCATTCGCCATCGGTGAATCTCCATGCGTATTTAGCGCCGAGGTCCTGGAGGAGCTGTATGTTTTTTGCATCGGTCGGAATTCTTCCACGGAGGAAATAGACCACCTGCGCCTCAAGGTCTCGTTTCGTTTCGGTGACAGCGATATTCAAGCCTTCGACATGGCAACGGTTGAGAAACTGCTCTGCCATCTTCCGGGCTTCCGGGGTCAGACTCTCGAGGTCACGGTGAAGCATTGCCGCCCTCCTGATCTGTGTCCGGTGTGTTTACATCGAGTGCGAGTTCTGGCTGAAGCGGGAGATTCGCCGCTTTCCGCATTTCGTTCTCGGTCTCAAGGCGTTTGATATTTTCCCGGAACCCTGAGCCGTTGTAGAGCTTGGCCTCTCTCTCGTTCGTAGTGTGCCCGAGGTCGAGCCGGGTCTTTACCGCGTTGACTTCCTTCACGGGGTCTACTACTGGGCGGCTGATTCCGTCCCATGTGCCATGGAGCCACGCGCGGCGGGCTATCGGCAGGTTCCGGAATCCGGGGGCGTTGATATGACCTGCCGCGACTTCCTCGGAAAACCACGCTTCAAAAATGGGATCGAGAAATCCGAAAGCGAAGTCAGACCGGCGGCGGATGATATTGTTCCAGAAGAAAAGAATCTCCGCCCGGGCGGCTGAATAGCTTGATTGAAACTTCTGACGGTAGGCCGAGAGCGGCATACCGATTGCCGAGCAGATCATGTTCTCGTGGATCTCAATGAACTTATCGTAATTCGGGTTCGGGTGCTGCGGCTGGAAAGCCTTCATGCTCTGACCCTTGCCGAGGTTCTGCATGATGAGGGCCCGCTTCCCTATCTGGACTTCCCGCAATCCCCCGCCTACTTCGTCGGTGGTCGTGTCGCTGGTTGACCCGGTAGGTCGTATCGGTATTTTCTTCTCACCGCCGACAGCCGTCTCAATTGAGGCAAGCCAAAGAGCCGAGGCAATAGAATTCTCAAGTTCTGAAATAGACATCTCTGTCAGGCGGTCGAGTTCGTAGACCATGGCCGCGAGTTCGGGGAATCCCCGGAATTGATCAAGCGTTTCCGAGTTGGCATCGTAGACTACAAAGCGGCGGCCTGACCTGGGGCCGAAAAATGGAACACGCTTAAGGGGTGCTCCCCACTGAGAGAGATCTTCTCGAATATGGATTGCAACCATTCTCCCGGTTGAATCGTATTCGATCCCCTCTTTGATCTTTCCGCCCCGGGCCTTTATGCCTTCGAGGGTGATATTGTCGATGGGGCTCTGTATCTGATCGTTTGAAAGCATCTGAACCGTGAGGGGGTTCATCCTGTCGGGGGAGTTCATGTACCGGCAGATTCCGAATATCTCTCCCTCTTTCACGCGGAGTGCGTAGGCGCTTGCCTGCATCTGCTGGAAAGACTGCATCCCGCGAGAGTCCATTTCTTTGGAGGAGGTCGAGAGTTTCCAGCGGCTCTCCACATCCTCAGTCCATGCGTATTTCTGTTCGTCGGTCCAGTCGGATGCGCCGGGGATCATGCTCCAGAGGGGGGAGCATTCCCGTGTGAGGCCGGTATTGACTACATTGTCAACGAGGCGACGTACGATTCCGCGAGCTATCAGGGAGTCTGAATACACTCCCCGGGCATTCTCCCTCTGCCGGGAGTAATCGGTAAAGGCTGATTCTGTGTAGGTGATATTTCCGTATTTGGTTTTCCCCGAGTTGAAAGAATGGGAAGACCTACGGTCCGAGTCGTGGTGATAGTGGTGGACGGTTTCTTTAATCCCGACACGCTCACGGATTTTTTTAATAATTCCCATCAGCGCCTCACCTGGATTGATACGATACCCGCGTCAGACTGCAATTCCTCAAGGCGCTCTTCCCAATAGCGGCGTGACGCTTCGAGAGCAGAGAGAGATTCCCGCGTCACCTGGACATCGCCCATTGAGTCGTTGAGACGGTAAGACCGACCTCCGGAGAGGACGTTGTCAATTGCGGTTTCTATCGCGGTAATTTTCGCTTCGATCTCGGCAACGGTGTAATGCGCCAATCCTACCTCCGGTTTTGGGCATAAAAAAACCGCCCTGTTTAGGCGGTTAAAAACAATTCAGGCGGTAAGCTACCCGGCCGGAACACGGTGCAGCTTTTCTTTTCTCAGCGGTTCGCCGTGGACATAAATGCGCCCCCGGTAAACATGCATATCTGTCCGAGGCTGCATTGCCTCGATAAGATCATAGACCATCATGTCTTTATGCGATAACTCTGCCGGCGAATGAGTCGAACTCATCATCGAATGATAGGGCCTTGATCGACCTGTTTCGGTTTCTGTAGCTTGTGCGTTCTGCGAGGCGCTTTGCAATTTCCTTACACTCCTTGATCTTTTTGGGGGTACCATCGATCAAGAGGAGAAATACTTCCTGTTTATAGTCGTCAGACTCAATCAGGTGGTTTCGAGAGCAAAGCGTGGATAGGTAGTCGATAAATGAAGAATTGTACCAAAGACTTTCAACGTCCACCATTTTTTTCTCCCCTCATATAGCTACTGGAAGAAAAAAGCGGTTTTACTCACTTTTTTGCGTAAAAACTTTTATCAGGTTTAATCACGTTTGATCTATTTTTAAATATTCCTTTATCTCGCCGCATTTCTTTGAGATTATCCTACTTACCTTCTGCTGAGGTATGTCAAGCATGACAGCCGTTTCCTCCTGCGTATACCCCATCGAAACATAATAAAACGAGAGCTGCACCTCTTCCGGTTTGAACCGTAGCAGGAGAAACACGTCTTCAATCTTGCGTTCTGGTAAGCCGTACTCTCTCAGAATGTCGCGGAGTGTGATCTTCTGAATCTCTGTCAATTTTCCCCTCCCAGGTAATCCCAGAAATTAGACCATGGGAGAATCTCTTCTTCTCCCAAAATATCCTCGTTTCTCATGACCGATTGAACGTACTCGCGGTAAGCGTAGACCATGGCAAGGGCGTACTTCCGGCAGTCCAGCTGCTCATTCCTCCCGGTAGTTTTCCAGACCATTTTGGCGGTCCCGTTTCGGTCATGCTCTAAAACTCGCTGTTCATTCGTCAGCTGAATAAAATGTTGCCGGGAATAATCAATCGGGAAATGGCAGAATCCTCGCGGGGAGACCCCTGATTCATACCGGCCCTTTGCGATAAACTGATAGACTTCCTGCTTGAAAAGATTGTCATTCACATCTATGCGGTAGTGCCTATGGCCGACACACTCAGCCGGGTTGATGTAGGTCCGGTCTTTGTTCAGGTAGTGCTGCCCCATGACAGGGTGTACCCCTGATTCAAAAGTATCGCAAAATGTGTAAACGGTCTCTGAGATAAACCCGGCATCAATTGCCGAGAGTGTCGGCTGCATCCCGGCGTAATTTGTCGTTATTATTTCCCGCAAAGCTGACCAGCATTGATCATCTAGGTTTGAAGTGTTACCGGGTATTACGTGATAATTTATTGACCAGCTTTCGAAGTCGCGGCCCCATGCTACAATCTCGCATTCGATTCTGTTCTCCTGGATGTCCGATCCTATGGTAATCATCAGCGGGCGGGCGTCCTGCGGTAAGGATCCTGCGTGATAGGTTCTCTCCTGTGTAAGCAGCGCCTCAATCTTCGGCTTCCCTCCTCGGTCTTCAAACGGTTCTCCGAGAAAAGTATTTACCCAGTTTTGAAACTTGAGCTTCTGGAAGTTCTCATGCTTGATCTGTAGGTATTCAATTACCGCATTTTCCCAGCTGCGGAATCCGACAGGGGAGAGTAATCCGGGGATATGATAGCTCCTCATACCTGGACGGCGCGGGTTTGCCGTCGGCCTCCACTCCCCGCGAGGGAGGAAAAAATCCTTATCTCGGTTGGTCCATTCTCCGCCGCACTTCTCGCAGATATACCTGACAGATGATGATGTTATCTCTCCATCTTTGTTGACTTCACAGATGAGCATGTCGTCTTCATCGTGGTCAAAATGTAGCCCGCCTGGTTCATCTTTCTTGCCCCATTTGAGAAACTGCATATGACCGCAATGCTTACAGGGTACAAAGTATTTCCGCTGGTCGCCCTCTTTGTAGAGCTGAAGGATTTTCGAATTGTGGGAGAATAGCGGGGTCGATCCCCAGAGTATTTTATAGCTCTCGGTGAAAGCGTCGACGCGGCGGCGGATCAAATATACCGGGTCCCCCTCCTTCCCGGTCGAGTCGCGGAAGGAATCTACCTCATCCACATTGACCTTCTTAAAACTCATCGACCTGAGCTTGGCGCCTGAGTTCGGACCGGCTGCAACAAGAAAGCCGCCGGGGAATTCTTTCCGGGTTTTTATGTCGCCGGTCTTCCGTTGCCCTTCGCGCTTTGATTGCGTCCCGATCTTGTGGGCGATCCCTGAATTATTTATCATCGAGTCAATGCGGAGTTCCATCTGAGTATCGGCAAGGCCAGCGTCACCTGTAACGTAAAGCATGGGCCCCGGGGCGATGTCGATTGTGTAGCCTATCCAGTTCTCAATTCCGCCGACGGTAAACATTATCTGCGTTCCCTTCATGACGGCTACTTCCCTGACAGGTGAGCTTTCCGAGAGGCAGTCTACAATTTCCCGCATGTAGGGGCACACATCGAAAGAGTACGGGCCGGGGTATGGCGTCAGTCCTTCTGAGAGTGTCCGGTGTTCCTCTGCCCATTCTGAGACGGTTATTCTTTCAATCCGAGTCGGGCAGGTAGCGAATAATTCAATCAGCCATTCGAGGGATTCGCGGCGCTTTTCTGCGGTGAATATCTCGCTCATTCTAACTCAAGTTTTATGATCTTCTGTACCTCATCCTGCGCGTTCTTAATTGTCTTTTCGATTGACTTCCCGACCTCTTTCTCGATTCGGTCACGGAGTTTATTATCACCACGTGCTACCCTGTTTCCGATCTGGAGAAAGTTGTTTTTTATCCCTGAGATAAAAGCGCCGAAGCCGATGGCAACATCATTGCGGTAGATCAGGCTGTAGGATTTTTCCTCGTGCTCCCGGTCGAGCTTCCGATTCTGTTTTTCTATTCTGAGGATTTCGACTTCCGTCTTTTTAGCGTCGAGTTCTTCCTGACTTAAATCACCGTGGTCTGACTTGATGGTCTTTTCGAGGTCGCGGATTATGCTGTCGACCGCCGGAGATATGACATAGTTCCAGACTTCCGAGTTTAACAGGTCATAGTTCCCGCTCTTGGTCTTAGGTAAAGTAGCCCGGGAGACGGTTGACGGGGTGCATCCTCGAAGCTCTGCGACCTGGGCGCGGGTTACTTCAATCATGACGTGCGTTCGCTCCCTTGAAAAAAATTGACTGTGGTGAAAAAGAAAATGCCCTTGCGACTAACC